TAGTGGTGTGTTCCCAAATTTTAAGTATTTAGCCGAAATTAAAGTTTTTTTCAAAATGTTAGATACTGCTCGGCGCTGCATTTTTGCATCTGTACATCTATTTAAGGCAGTTTCAATTCGAAAGTCACTTTTGGCATTTTTGATTGTGTATTGATAAAATTCTATATCTCGATCCAATTTACCCAATTGCCTGTCTAACTCAAGCAATTCTCTTGCAGCAGAGTAATTTTTCATCATTTTGACACAATATAGTATGGCATGGCTTTTTGAAACAAAATCATGCAGCACTTGACCGTCCTGCTGTTCTACTCTCCAGCATGTGCTATTTTTACCTTGTACTCGATAAGGACCCACTAAAAACCCGTAGCTTCCAACAGGAATAACTACGGGTTCGTTTACATAATTTTTTAGTTGTTTATCTGTCCACTCTTTTATGTACTTTGTGCCTACGGTTGCAAATAATTCCTGTGCCTGGCTAAACTCCGATTTTTTGTTTGTAGTAGATTTTGCCATCTTCATTTTTTCTAAATAAAATATCCTTGTTTACCAAATGATTTGCTACAACCAATTGTCTAGGTGATAAATCTTCTCGAGCTATCCGACGACCGCCTTCAAACTGCCCCAATACATCTGCTTCTTCGTTAGTAATTGGTAATCTTATTTTATTTACAAGTTCTACAATCTTCATTATTATTTTAGAATAAGTTGTACTATGACCATGATTAAACCTGTGAGCATGGCTACGCCAAAAGCTGTGCCAACGGTAATCAGCTGTCCGCTACTTTTGCTAGTAGCCTCTGCTGCAGATTCTGATATTTTCGTGCGTATGACTATGATGTTTTCTTCCATGTTGGTCATGCGCTGTTCTAGCTTGTCTAGTTTGTCTTCCAATGCCTTGTATCTTTCAGCGCATAAATCCACGTGCGCTTCAAGGCTTGCTCTTTCGCTTGCTGCCATCTCTTTCTCTCATTAAAAATAGAGGGTTCTGTATTAATGCCTAGATTGTATGCCATGAAAAAGGAGCCTTAAATGTGCCTGTGTTTAGACAGTATTTAAGTTAATTCTACCTTTTATAAAATATATGTTTTTTATTGAGCCATAAGGATAAAAAATTGGAAGCATGAATCTTGCTGTTTCTTCAAGCCCGCAAATGATTGGCACTTGTGCAAAAGCATCGTCTAGAGCACCAACTGGATCAGCATCTTTGAGAAATACATCTTCATACTCAACACCAAAACTAAACACCCAACAGCGTTGTTGTCCGTAATATATTTCAGGAAAGTGACTTGTTTCATCTACTTCAATGTTTTCTACCACATACGGACCGTCAATGTGTTGTGGTTGTGCTTTGATACCTATACATTGTAGTACGGTCTCCCAGTTGCGTTGTTGATTGCGTTTAAGTTCATTATCAGCCGAGTGTCTAATAACACCAGTAGCAGTAATATCAACTAATGTTACACCTGTGTAAAAATACATATAGATATTTATAGAATAAAAAAGGCAGAACTAGTCTGCCTATGTTTTTGGTAGTACTTTCTCTAATTAAGCAACTACAAAACTGGTACCATTTGTTACTGTTGCACTTCCTAGGTTAACTGAACCTTTACGAGTACCAATTGCCTGGATAGCTGTTTGCAATACACTTGCATCTGGTGCATTTACACCGTCGCAGCACAAGCTGATAGCACCCGAGGTCGGGTGTGCATAATAAGCCAATACTGGTGGAAACACTTGAATGATTGCTTCAAATGCTTCGTTGGCTGCATCATCTTCAGCTGAAAGGTTTACACCAGCAGCTACAATGTAAAATACAACACTTTGGCCTACTTCAGTATATTGAATACCGTTTAGTACACCAGTTAAACCTGCATAGTTGTAGCCTGCGCTACGATCAATTCCGATTGCCATTTTTTGTTTCTCCCTAAATTTTGCTTTCGCTGTAGATATTTATGGCGGTCATAAAAAAAGCAGCCCTGGCTGCTTTTTTATTTGTTACAAAATCAATTAAGCGATCTTGATACCGCTTGTTGTTGTAACTGCTGCTAGTGCAGGGAACACGTTACCGTATGCACCAATGTTGGCACCTGGGGTACCGTCGTGGCTTAGTGTACGAATAACTGTTTGTAGGTCACTTGCACTCCATGCACTACGCTCAGTGATAACGCTTAACTGTGCAGTTGAACCTTGTGCATCTACCTGATATGCCAAAACTGTTGCATTTGAGCTGATGGTCTTTAACAATGTGTGTACAGCACCATCTAAACCAGCGCCGCTTGGACCTTTTAGTTCGTTTGCTAGGTTAGCAGTAACGCCTAGTGTGGTAATCTTGTAGGCCTGAATTGGGCTGTTGATACCGGTATTGATAATTTGTGCATTTGCATTTTTGGTGTAGCTATCACCAACGTTGGTTACGACTTGTGAATCGCCGCTTACTCTTGTGACTCCGATTGCCATTTTTGTTTCTCCTTAAACATTTGCGTGATTAGCGCATGCAAATATTTATGCATGTTTGGAAAAAATTACAATCTTCCTTGTACATTTGCAGTAGAAAATACTCCGCGATTTACCAGCTTGATAAATCCGCTGGGTGTGTTGATTACAAAGCCCTCGCCTTTTGGCACATCACCCACATACTGCTCTACACCGCCCACTTGAGGCTCTAATTGTTGTAATATAGCTAGTTTAAGGTTGTAAATTGCCACATAAGCAGCATCCATAGCAGCCATAATGGGTCTATTTTCTTCAGCTGCCACAAGCTTAAACTGCGGTGCAGTTAAATTATTTTGCAACCAATTTGCGTCAACTGCCTGACCTGTGTATTTTCTATTATAGTAGGTTTGTAGTTTAGCTACTGTAGATTGTGTTAGGCTACCTAAAAACGCATCGCCATTCAATGATGCAAAATTCTGTACAGCAGCTCTTGCTGCTCTAGTTTGCTGTACAGGTTCCTTCAATCTAAACTTGGTACCCATGTTGCCGGTTAAAACAGTGATGTTTTGATTAGTGCCGCCCAATCCGCCTAGCCCTTGTAATGATGTTTTGTTTTGTATTTCTGTACCCTTGCTTGTTTTCTCAACATCTGTGCCATAGGTATGGACTGCTAAACCAAACGGTCTTCCTTTGATTTCCTTGCCAACTGCACTGCCGGCTTTAACTTTGTATGTTACGCCATAAGGATTGGCCTGAAATACAAAATAACTTTGCTGTTCTGGCACAGGTTCAGTCCACATTACATCACCTTGTACAAAGCCTTGAAAGTTGCCGGGCACAATAGAAGCTACACTATCAAACATTGCAGCAAGTTTTTGACCAACGTCCATGTTTTTTTGATTTTGCACAAAGAACTTTAATAAATCTTGGGCACTAGTGACCTGTCCTCCGGGCATACCTATATACTCTTTGTAGTTCATAGTAAACAAGCCATCTGCAGGTCTACGGCCAAAAATAATGGCCGGGCTTCCGTCCCATTTGATACTCACCAATGCAGGATTTGATACTGCTGATAACATACCATCAATGGCATCCGAAGCCGCTTGGCTACCATTGAGAATAAAATCTTCTGGATGCGGTGTACGTATGCCTTCAGTTAAGGTTGTTATGAATTCTAATAACATTATGCCAGTTTGTCTGTGTAATTTCTAAACCAAGCAGCGGTGCCCGGGGTCGGGGCAGCTTCGGGTAATTGTATATCACTCTTAGCCAAGGTTTCTCTAGCAGCGGCGATCAGTTGTTCGTAGTTGGGTCTTTTGCTCACTGCATCTAATATGTCGTCTGCGGTGTTCAGTTTTGCAACAGGGATGCCGGTAAGATCACTAAGTTTTTTTGCACTTTTGCCATCAGGCACGGTAGTGTTAGTGACGCGATCTACTAGGCCATGTTTGTAACTCCATTTTAGCCCAGGATGTAGAGCAGCAACAATACTGGCTAGTATGACATGGCGACTCATACCAGTCAATTTACTTCCTTCAGGTGCACCACTCATGCTAAATGCTTGCCAGCCAGGATCTCCAAACATCAAATCTGCTTGCACAAATCCATTATTAGGATTTCCTGCAATTGGTGTTCGGACATGTACACTATCGCCTGACTTTTTGATATCTTTAGCCTCAACTCCTGCGGCTAGTAAAACTTTGATCAAATCTTCTTTAGTGATTTTGGTTTCATCAACTGCTAGATCTAAATCACCCGATGAACTTTTACGCCCAGTTGTTCCTAGCCAAGTTTCTGTAGGAAAAGCTATGTTGGTCTTAGACTCAATCCATTTAATAGTTGCTGGCACGTCATCGCGATTGATACGTTGGGTCAAAGGCTCCCCGTCGGAAGTTTTAAATATATTCCCACCCTCAAACAACTTATGTTGCACGTTTGGCTCCTGTTGTTTTGAAACTACCAAATTTTTGTGTTGACGTGCCGGCTGGTTCTGTTGCAGTTGGTTCTGTCGGTAAAGGTCCAAAAATAGCGCCTTTTGCTTTTTTCATAAGTTCTTGGGCTGACTTCTTACTTGATTCTTTTTCTTTTGCTTTCTTTAATTCTTCTGCTTGTTTACGTAACCAAGATGCCTGCCCATATTCCGCTGCCTTAGCTGCGGTCCTTGGATCTTTTTTTAATTTTGCGTAAGTTTCTTCAAATCCTGGCGCTGGTCCGTATTTTTCATACGCTGCCTTGGCTAGATCAACTTCAGTGTATTTGCCAGCTGGGACATCTGGATCGATGGCTTTTTGAAAACCAGTTGGAAATAAACTTTTAACAAAACTTCCTACAAAACCTTCATTCACTATTTCTTTAATTTTCACTGCGGAATCTCCTTACACCACGAGCAAATTTAGCAGGATCTTGAGCACGTATACTATTAAGCAATCTACGTTCTAGTTCAGCAGCCTGCTCAGCATCGTAGTTTTCTTTGATATAATTAATCAAATTTATAGCACCTTGTATAACATGCCCGGCACGACTTTCCACAAGATTTTCCCTGTCTTTTGACACAGGCATGTGAGCTAGTTCGTCTAGGATGCTGCGGGTACGTTTTTGCAAAATCTACTCCGTTATTTGATATTTATTGCAAATATCTAGAATAATATTGCACAATTTCAGGAAATGCAGTTTTCCAATTTTGTCCTCTGGCTTGATCGTGCTTTGCTGTTTCTAGTAACATTTGTTTGATTTTATCAGGATTTTCTTTCCAATTTCCGGGTAACATATTCCTTATATTTCTGTTATTAATTGCAGCCACATACTCTTCTGTAATTACTTCGATTCCAAGTAGGTCATGTATAACTAACTGTTGCGAGTGTTCAACTTTATCAGCGACTCGATTGGTTGCAAAATTATTTGCAATCCAAGTGGCCACTTCGTCAGAGTAAAATAGATTAAAATTACTCAAAGTTTCCTGAACCAAAAACATTACATTAAATGGCAAATTTTCTCTCAACTCTAAAATGTTTTCAGACACCTGATTCCAATCGCCTGGCCATCTTAAGTAATTAAATCTTTTGTTTATTCCGTCGATACTAATAAAAAACTTTACTAAGTGGAATTTTTCTATTATTTCATAATATTTTTTGTCAACTGTTTGTGTTCCATTGGTTTGGAATCCTACTAGAAGGTTTTTATCTGCGTGGGGAACAATTTTAGATAAAACGTCAGCTACTTTCCAATAGGCTGTCCCCATTAAAGTTTCTCCGCCACAAAACTGTACTTGTTCTAAATTTGACAAATCCAAAGTTTTGAGTACTTCAATTACTTTATCTACATTTGATGTGTTTACGATTATAGGACTAGCAAATTTATTTTGCTTTAAATATTGTTGCCAAAAAGTACTAGCTTGTGGATTACATATTGTGCAGGCTAAATTACA